TCCCGGGCACCTCCGTTCTTTTCCAGCTCCTCGATGCTGGCCACCTGCTCTAAAACGCTGTCCAAAATCAGCTGGCTCATGCTCATGTGCAGCTTGGCTGCCGCCATTTTAATGCGTTGATGCGGGCGCGGTCGTCCTCCGTGGCGTAGACCAGCAGCTTGACCTTGTTGCTTTTCTCATCCATCGACAGATCCTCCGTATATGCGACGTTTGGATGGTAGTTTCTGAAAACCATTATGACATCATAATGTCATGAGGCCAAGAGGGAAATGGTCGAATTGATGTCAAAAATAATTCGAAATGCCCAAGCAGGGTGTCGGGGGGACGGAAATCTAATTGAACAAAATGATATTTTTGTTCAATCGTACTATTATCACCTTATAGGAGGTGATTTTTTTTATGCGTCCCCGTCTCGTGCGTTATTACGGCCCTGATTATGATAATCTGAAACATGGTCACGTCTATCAGGTACACTGTCTTTACTCCCATGGCTTCATGCTCATTGATGACCACCATGAACAGGCATATGTCTATGCCGGAAATTGTGAGGTGCTCTGAGTGCCTTGTTATCATCCCATTTACGCCGTCTGTATCGGCACTATGGAAAATGGAAAAGCTGATTTAAAAATGCTTGGCTATACCCCGGATGACCGTGAAACCTATGTCGAATGGCACAATCACCGCTATCCTCGTTCCGCTCTCGTTCCACTGCCCTGTGGTCAGTGTATCGGATGCCGCATTGACTATTCAAGGCAATGGGCAAACCGTTGTTTGCTTGAACTTAAGTACCATGATTCCGCTTGGTTCTGCACGTTCACCTATGATGATGACCACGTCCCTCGTACTTATTACCCTGATCCTGAAACTGGTGAAGCTATCCCAGTTTTGACCTTACAGAAGCGTGATTTCCAACTTTTGATGAAACGTATTCGGAAAAAATTCGAAGATGATAAAATTAGGTTCTTTGCGTCCGGCGAGTACGGATCTCAGACGTTCCGGCCACATTATCACGCTATTTTGTTTGGTTTACACCTTGATGATCTTCAGCCCTACAAGACCGTCAAGGAAGGAGGTGAGTATTACACTTACTATAACAGTCCCTCGCTCCAAGAGTGTTGGCCTTATGGCTATGTAGTTGTTGGTGAAGTTACTTGGGAATCTTGTGCTTACACTGCTCGCTACGTTATGAAAAAGTTGAAAGGAAAGGAAGCTAAGTTTTATGTAGACCACAATATTCAGCCTGAGTTTTCTCTCATGTCCCGAAAGCCTGGTATTGCACGACAGTATTTCGACGAAAATCCTCACTGTGTTGAAGAACAGTATATTAACGTTTCTACGCCGAAAGGCGGGAAAAAGTTCCGCCCGCCGAGGTACTATGACAAACTTTTCGATGTCGAATGCCCCGAAAAGTCAGCAGAGTTAAAAGCCCTGCGTGCTAAGCTGGCCCAACAGGCCATGGAAGCTAAATTGTCTAATACGTCTCTCGATTCCTACGAACTGCGGGACGTTGAAGAAGAAAAACAGTCCAACCGTTTAAAATCTTTAAGGAGGAATTTGTAATGAAGATGCTCAAGCGTAAAGACAAGAAGGTGTTTTCTCGAACCGCCGCCAAGTCTAAGAAAATCAACATCGCCCCCAAGATTTTCCGTGGAGGTATCCGGCTGTGAGTTTTATGTAATTGTTCTCGTTGATGGGAACTGTGTTGCTATTGTTTCTTTGTGGATGGTCAAACATGCTATTGAGGATTCTGTTGCTCAGTATCCTGATAAAAAAATTACTTTGGAGGTTTTAAGATGATTACCGGTATCTATGCTATCAAGGACGCCAAGTCTATGTTCATGCCCTGCACCGTCGATGTAAATGATGCTACCGCTGTCCGTAACTTTGAACATGCTGTTAGACAGCCTGATTCCCTGCTCGCTTCGCATCCCAACGATTTCGCTTTGTACAAGCTCGCTACCTACGATAACGTCGGCGGCTATATTGAGCCGCTTAACCCCCCTCGCCAGCTTTGCGACGCCGCCCAGTGTCTTGTGAAGGAGTGACAATATGGAATTTAAAACGCAGTATGACGCTCGTGACCGTGTCTTTACTGACCCCGGTTCTCCTGAGCATATCACCTACGCCGGTCACTATGATGAAAAAGGACGTGTTGTCCTTGAGGAATCTGGCCGTGAAAATCTGTATGACTACATCCAGTCTTACGCTGAAAGCTGTGATATTCACGTTCTCATGAAGCGATACGCCAATGGCGATGTAGATGCTTTGTCTCAGAAGCAAGGTTTCTATGGTGACTTCCTCGACTTCCCGAAGACCTACGCCGAAGCCCTCAACCACATGAATGAAATGGAACGTCAGTTCATGTCTCTGCCTGTGGAAACTCGTGAGAAGTTCGGCAACAGCTTTACTGAGTTTCTTGCCGCTTCTGGTGAAGCTGATTTCCTCGACAAGCTCGGTATTAAGGCCGAAGAGCCTAAAGAAGTTATACCCGCTATTCCGGTAAAGGAGGAAGTTAAAGAATGAATAGAAACACTGAATCCCATTTTAGTTTGTCTCCCCATGTAGACATCTCCCGCTCTCGCTTTGACCGCTCCGCCAGTCTGAAGACCTCGTTTAATGCTGGTGATGTAGTCCCTTTTTTCCTCGAAGAAGTGCTTCCCGGCGATACGTTCAGCGTAGATACTTCCAAGGTTGTCCGTATGCAGACTTTGCTCACCCCTATGATGGACAACGTCTATCTGGATACCTACTATTTCTTTGTCCCCAACCGGCTTGTTTGGGATCACTGGAAGGAGTTCTGTGGTGAAAATACGGAGAGTGCATGGATTCCGCAAACTGAATACACTATGCCCCAGATTACAAGCCCAGCTGGTCAAGGATGGAGTGTTGGAACTCTTGCTGACTATTTTGGCATCCCAACTGGCGTTGCTGGTCTCTCTGTATCTGCTCTTCCCTTCCGTGCTTATGCCCTGATTATGAATGAGTGGTTCAGAGATCAAAACCTCCAAGATCCTCTTGTTGTTCCCACGGATGATAGTACCGTGGCCGGTGTCAACTCTGGTACATTCGTGACAGATGTGGCCAAGGGCGGTAAGCCCTTTATTGCCGCCAAGTATCATGATTATTTCACTTCTGCTCTCCCCGCTCCGCAGAAAGGCCCGGATGTTACAATCCCGGTTGCTACTGCTGGTGAAACTTATGTCGTTGGCAATGGTAAAACTTTGGGTTTGACTAATGGTTCTGCTCTTGGTGCTCTTGGTTTATCTTCTGATAGGCAAGGTATTTATTCTGATAAGTTTGGTTCTCCCCTTGATGGTGGTTCTCCTTCTGCAAATGGGTATATTGGTTATTTCGGTGTTCCTACGCTTGAACAGCTTGCCGGTCATCCTGAAAACTCTGGTCTTGTTGCTGTTCAACCTTCTGTTGCTCAGGCCGCTACTATCAATCAGCTTCGTTTGGCTTTCCAAATTCAGAAATTCTATGAGCGTCAGGCCCGTGGCGGTTCTCGTTATACGGAAGTTGTTCGCTCTTTCTTTGGTGTGACGTCCCCGGATGCTCGCTTACAGCGTCCCGAATATCTCGGCGGTAATCGTGTTCCTATCAACGTCAATCAGATTGTTCAGCAGTCCGGCACGGAATCTTCCGGCACGCCGCAAGGTACCGTTGTTGGTCAGTCTCTCACCACCGACAAACATTCCGACTTTACCAAGTCTTTTACAGAGCATGGCTTGATCATCGGCGTTATGGTCGCTCGTTATGACCATACTTATCAGCAGGGCTTAAACCGCCTTTGGTCTCGCAAGGATAAGTTTGATTTCTATTGGCCCGTTTTCGCTAACATTGGCGAACAGGCTATCAAGAACAAGGAAATCTTTGCACAAGGTACGGACAAGGATAACGAAGTCTTTGGCTATCAGGAAGCTTGGGCCGAATATCGTTACAAGCCTAATATGGTGACCGGTGAAATGAGGTCTGCTTATGCTCAGTCTTTGGACGTTTGGCATTTGGCTGATGATTACAGCACCCTTCCTTCTTTATCTGATTCGTGGATCAGAGAGGACAAGGCAAACATTGATCGTGTTTTGGCTGTCACATCTGCTGTTAGTAATCAGTTTTTTGCTGATATCTATGTGAAGAACTATTGTACCCGGCCCATGCCCATGTACAGCGTCCCCGGCTTGATTGATCATCATTGATTCATAGAGGGGGCTTTTGCCCCCTCTTGTTTTTTCTGAAAGGAGTTGTTATAATGGCATTTGGTACCACTACTTCCGCTTACGAAATGGATGGTGTCGGAGCCGCTCCGGCTGTTAACCGTGCCGCCGATCAGATTGCCGGTTTGAAAGGTGTTGCACAAGCTAACTCTGCTTTTAATGCTGAGCAAGCGAAAGTTCAACGTGACTGGACAGAAGCTATGACCGCTCGCCAGATGCAGTTTAACGCCGCTGAGGCCGCTAAAAATCGTCAGTGGCAAGAAATGATGTCGAACACTGCCCACCAAAGAGAAGTCCGTGACCTTATGGCTGCTGGTTTAAATCCTGTCCTATCTGCTATGAATGGCAATGGAGCCGCCGTTGGTTCTGGTGCAACCGCTTCTGCGTCCCTTGGGAGCGGTTCTAAGGCTGATGCAGATACA